TCCGCCAGGAAGCGGCCCTGTGTGTCGAAGACTGGCGCTGGGGCGTGCGGCTGTGCAACCTCGACGTAACCGCCGCCGGGCTGGGCGGCGTATCGCCCTACGATATCTTCGCCACGCTGTCCAAGATGGTGCTGCGCCTGCCCAAGGCCGGCCGCAAGATTTCGAACGTCAACCAGACGGATGCGAAATCCGAAGCCGGGCTGGTCGTGCGCCCGATGATCATGGCCAACCGCACCTTGCGCGGCTTCATGGACATCCAGGCCATCCGCGACAAGAACGTACTGATCACGCCGGAGAACCCGGCCGGTTATCCGACCGAAACCTACCGGGGCGTTCCCATCGGGATCATGGACCAAATTCTGAATACCGAAACCCGCGTCACCTGAGACAGGAGAATTGCAATGATCTTGGATGTGAACGCACTCTTGTCGCAGGCGCAGGCGATCACCGTGAGCGCCGCTTCGACGGGGGTTTACGACACGGCCGGCCTCGGCGTCGGCCAGGCGGTTAAAAACATCTTCGGCAATGTGACCAATTTTGGTGCCGACATCGGCGCCGGCGGTCCTCTTGCGAGCGCGCCGCAACTGATAGTCATCGTCGGCACGGCCTTTGCCGCGTCCGGCGCTGGCACGCTGCAGGTGCAGTTGCAGGCCGCACCCGATACGTCCAATAGCGGTACGCCGGGGACATACCAGACGATTGCGCAGACCGACACTTACGCGCTGGCGACTCTTTCCGCCGGCGCCGTGATCGCGAAATTCACCGTACCGGAACGCTATGCCGGCTCGAACTTCCCGCGCTTCTACCGGCTGAACTATGTGGTCGGCACCGGACCGATGACGGGTGGCACGATTGCCTTTGCCGGCCTCCTGACCGGCATCGATGACCTGACCGTCGGCCCGGCGAATTACTGAGGGAGCAGATGGCGCTTTCCGAAAAGGACATTGCCGAACTCGCGCACCGCTACGATCGCGGGAGCGGCGACAGCGTGGCGGCGTTGGCCGAGGCTTACGCGATCAGCGAACAGACGGTGCGCTATCATCTGAAGCGGCGCGGCGTTTATGGCGCGGACGGCCCCAAGCCCGAGACCGACGCCGAACTCGGCATTGGCGAAGAGGATGCGCCGCAGGTCGATCTTGCGGCGCTGATGGACAATCCGGCTTTGCAGAAGCTCATCGATGCGGCGGTGGCCGCGCGGCTGGTGCAGATGGGCGCTGCACAAGGCCCGACGGCGGACTTCAAGGCACTGGCCGATTCGCTGGCCCACATGGTCGAAGTCAGCCAGATGCAGCAGCCGGGCTACATCAAGCCGCTGCCGGCGCATGAGGTGGACAAGCGCGCCGCGGCCTATGTCGAGATGTGCGCGCTGCTCAAGGGCTACGAGGCCGAAGGAACCGCCCCGCTCTATACGCTGGGCGAGGATTTCTTCGAGTGCAGGAACGCCTACACCTTCAAGGCTGGCAGCCAGATTCGCACCTACCTGCCGCCGGCGGAAAGTTTCGTGCCCGAGAATGAAACGGCGAAAGCCGTTCATGCCGCGATGATGGCATGGATCGGCGGCAAGACGCCCGACATCGGCGATCAGGTCGAGGCGGCTGAGCGAGAATCGCGCGTGCCGCTCGTGGGCACGCAGATGGTTCAGCCCAAACGATCGAGTGCGGTTGAAGTGGTGTCCGAACCGACAGTGGAACCGCGCGGACGCAAGAAGCAACTGCCACCCGGTGTGAGCGAAATCCAGCATCATTCCATGGCTGCCGGTCCGGCCTTTGTATAACCGCGAGACAGGAACGCTCCGATGACGATTGCCAACGCCGCGCGCCCCAATGTCTCCGCTCCCGGTACCGTTTCGGCCGCGCCCCTCACGGGCAATGAAATTATCGCGGTGAACGCGGGCACCGTGTCGGCCATCGATACCGCCGCCAATGTCGCCGATTCGGCCCTTGTCGATCAGACCGTGACGGCCACGGGATCGACGCGGGCGACCGCATACGCGATCGTGGCGCAAGTGACCAATATCACGACGGCGGCGGCTTCGACGGGCGTGGTCCTTCCGGCCGCCAACAAGCCTGGCGCGTGCCGCAGGATTTTCAACGCCGGCGCGAATCCCATCACCGTCTACGGCAATGGCACCGACACCATCGACACCATAGCGGGAGCGACCGGCGTAACGCTCACCAATGCCAAGCGCTGCGAGTATTATTGCGTGGCCGTGGGTGTGTGGATTTCGGCGCAGTTGGGCGCGGTATCGGCGTAAACAGGAGATGACCATGCACTTCGGCAAGAAACTCTGGATCGGACTTGGCGCGGCGGCCTTCCTTGCCGGCGGCGTCGCCTTTGCCCAGCTCGTGGCGGTCCCGACCGTCGGCTCGATCTTCACCAACGATGCCTTCCAGGACATTCCGCGGGGCACCACGGCAAGCACGAATGTCTATGCCACGGCGACGCAGGTGCGTTCCTGGGTGTTCAGCCAGAACAGCCAGCATCTGGCGACGGCGCCGACGCTCACGACCACGACCTCCATTTGTGGCGGCTCGACGGCGGTCCTCACCTCGGGCAACGACTATCAGGGGCAGGTGGCCGAAGGCTCGACGGCCTCGACTTCCTGCGTCATCACCTTCGCCACGCCCTACCTCACCGCGCCGGAATGCTTCGTGTCGCTGAACAACGTGGCCGATACGGCGCTCAGGTGCTCGACGACCACGACAGCGCTCACTGTCACGCAGACTTCCGCCGCCTCGAACGTTCTGAACTATCTTATTGTCGGGCTAGCTGGCGGATGATGAGCCTTGCCGTGGACCGCGCCATCCTTCCGGGCCAAGCACAATCGCAAGCTCAAGGGCTTGGCGGCGAAGAAAGCGGCTGAACAGGCGAGTGCGATGGTGAAAGCCGGGGTTGCCGAAAACATCGCCATCGCCACGGCCAACAAGACCGGCGACCGCATTCAGGCCCGCGCGGATCGCCGCTACCGCAGCCGCGGATGAAAGCCAGGAAGGAGTTTGTCGATTATGGTCCCGGTCACCCTCATGGCGATCATTGCGGCATCTGCCGTCATTTCGAGGCACCGCAATCGTGCGCGATCGTGGCGGGGCGCATCGCGCGCCTCTTCTGGTGCAACCGTTTCGAGCGGAGCGGCGTGATGGCAAAACGCGGCTGGATTGCCAAAGGCATCAAGCATCCGGGGATCGAGAAAAGGCGTGCGAAAGAGCATGGCGTTTCGACCCATGAACAACTTGAAACCGATTCGCATTCGTCCAATCCGACGCTGCGCGCCCGGGGCGCTCTGGGCTTGCGCTTCGAAAAGGGCGGCGATTTGCACAAGGCCCGCGCCGACCGGCGCTACCGGAGGAAATCCTGATGGCCGAAGAAAGAAAACCCGCGCACGAACGCCGCTATGGGGCCAAGGAGCATCCGAAGGCCGAACGGCGCGAAGAGAAAAAGGCCGTGGCGCGCAAGGGCGAAGAAAAGCTCTCCAACCATGAGCGTCACGCACATGAACGCGAGGCCCTGCACAAGAAGCACCTCAAGGAACGGCGCGAACTGCACGGCCAGCACAAGGACGAACTGGGCGCTTTGCACGAGCGCCACGAAGGCGAAATGAAGGACATGCTGGCCCGGCAGATGCAGGAAGGCCCCGAGGGTCCGCCTGCGGAACAGCCGGAAGGCCAGCCGGAACCGGACGCGGAAGAGTGAGCCGATGGGCTTCGCCAATCTTCACGACATGGCCTACGACGATGACGACCAGTGGGACCATCTGAAAAAGCAGGCGCAAGGTCCAGAACTGCCGGACTATCCGTATGGGCTGTGTTTCTCGCTTCCCGTCGAAGACCTCGAAGAAGCGGGCGCCGAAGATGGCGAGCCTGGCGACACCATGCGGTTCTCCGCCATGGGCGAAGTCACGGCCGTCACACGCGGGACCGATGCATCGCGCGTCGAACTCGAACTGACTGAGTTTGCCGGCGATGACGGCAAGTTCTTCGACCTGTCGGCGCCGGTGCATATTTGCCTGTGCGAACCCGAACTCGACAAAATGGATCTTGAAGCCGATTGCGAGCGCGGGGATACGATCCATCTGGTCGGAACTTTGCGGCTGGAAAGTACCTCGGACAGCGATTTCGGCGGCAAACGGGCCTGTCTGCAAATTGTCGAACTCGCCTGCGAAGACGAATCCGGCGAAGCGCGCGAGGATTGAGGTGAGCGGGCGTGACCTACTCCAGTGCCGCCGCGGTCGTCAACGCCTCGCTGCAACTGATCGCGTCGCAGGTCCAGATTGCGTCGCTGGCTGACGGATCTGCTGCGGCCAACGTGGCCAATGCCGTTTACGCCCCGACCGTCCAGTTTCTTCTGCGTGCGCTCGATC